GGCCGCAACCTTTTTAAACACACGCCGCACACAACGATTTAGAACCTGCGTTTTACCAATTCCATTCGGCCCGTGAATAAACACGGGGGCAAACGGCAATGTCGCTTCTAGAACATCTGGGACTTGCTTTGCTGTAATTGTTTCCACGTTAGTCACCTCACAAGTTTAGTGGTTAATATTTGTTATGGTGCAACCGCACCCATGAACACCTGTTGTCAGATGCTCATGGGTGCGCCCAACCTACGTCGTTGGACGCGCCTTAATTTTGATCACCAATAATGATTGTCTGGCAAACCTAGCAGCACTTGCGCGTCATATACTAGCGCCTGAGTTAAGGACTCCAGTTTGTCGCCTCGCAGTGACTTAACAATCGCCTTCTGAGCAGTCGAGATTGAACACCCAAAGTCAACCGCAATGTTTTTGGTGAACTCACCAATGACAAACGAGCGCAACTTTTTGTAGTCATCATAGTTGGCGTTCACAAAATCTTTGTTGCTGTTGTGAAAGTCTAGGCCGTCATAATTCCTATAGCTTCCATCCAACCAGCAACGGAACAATTGACGCGCCGCTGTATTCTCGTCGGCAATGTCAATGCGCTGCATTGACTCTGCAATCGCTTGCGCGAATGTTTTCTTTCCCATAGTCACCTCGTTTTGTTTTTATTGTGGTGCAACCGCACCCATGAACACCAACGCCGTTAATGCTCGTGGGTGCGCTCAACTTTCGTTGAACGCTCCATTGTTACCAGTTAAGTTCAGAGATCAGCTTTTCTCGGTGGTTTCGAATTTTGCCAGCCAAGCGTGCTTCAATTTTTCTGTCGGTTTCGATATTAAACTTTCTCCGCTCACGCTTTGCTTGATGCTTAACAGCGACAGGGATAAGAGCGATTGGCAGTAAGCAACCCAAGACAACGCCAACGAACATGCCCGCCATTGTCGGATCAACCAGACACCCAAGGCCATCACTCACTGTGTTTGCAATCGCGCCGCCGTACACGGCACCCGCACCCTTCACTGCAAACATTGTCGGAAAGTATTTCTCTAATTTGCCTTCAACTGACAGGCCATAGATCGCGCCGAGAATTAGCACGATGTTGTCAGTCAGACCGAACAGCAAACCGTCAGGGATTAGTTCAAACATTAGTCACCTCATGTTGTTTTTGTTTTGATGCAACCGCATCCATAAGCACCACTGTGATGATGCTTGTGGATGCGCTCACTTAACAGTGAACGCATCAACGTCGCCACACTCCGATTGATTTCGGCTTCTACCAAATTTTAATGTGCAGCGTTGTTCCTCACCCGTGCCGACGCAAACAAATTGTCTACGCATCTGCGAACAGATTCACACAACCTTGGAACTTTATCGGCCTACGTATTTGTAGGCACCAGCGGGAAGGGCTTGAACCCCCGTGCGAGGTAGAACCGTGGGCGAGAGACCTAGAGACCTGATCAGTATCTCCAGCGAGTAACTCCGCATCGCGGGCGGCGAGAACTCAGAGCCGCTATGAACCAAAAACCAATAATACGAAATATGGGTACCCATAGCAAGCCATTCAAGACCATCCACCCACACTAGGCGGTGGCCGTGGGGTGCCTCATAATCAGATATCACCGCTAGCGGCGAGAACGAATCGACGTTGCAACCAGGTGAACAAAATTGAGGACGCTATGAAAGGCGGTAACGCAGCGTGACAATCAAAGTGCTTTTCGCTAGCAGATTAGGAATGAACATTGGCGGGTGAATATTTAATAAGGCGCAGTCTAAGGCGGTCACAATTGGCAGCAACTTTTTTGCGGAGAGAATAAACCCGGTATGATTAAACCAGACCGACAAGTTAACGCCGGGGCAATCGCGTTAGCAGTTGTTGGCAGTGCAAACATTAATGACAGGACAGTGAGACAATGAGCGATGACAAACATGACGATGGCAGCAAGCACACGTTCACAGTTATCGATGGCGGCATGAGCGACAGTGCAACGCATGACGCAACACACAACGTAACGCATGACGTTAACAGTGAAGACAGTGACACGTTGTCGGACAACAACAGCGACACCAGTGGCCATGCTGCACATGACGCAACAAACATTGACCGCACAACTGATAAGAAGAAACCGAAACGTAAGTTGACTGCGAAGCAATTAAAGTTTGCACAACTGTTGGTGAAAGGTGAGTCGCAGATAAGTGCGTACGAACAATGTTACGACACAAAGAACATGAGTAAGAATGCGTGTTATCGCGAGAGTAGTTTGCTTGCGAGTCACCCAATGATAACCCAAAGACTCAACGAGGCTAACTCAGCTAAAGAACGTCTTGCGGTATCTTCAGCGCTCGCTCGACAGCAGCACGTTTTAAATCGGTTGATGATTGAAAGCATGGACACTGAATCGAATGCAAGCAGTCGCATTCGTAGTTTGGAATTGTTAGGGCGAGTGGCCATCGATGGCCCTGCACTTTTCAGTGAGCGAGTCGAAGTCACCAACACAAGTCCAGAGTCCGCCGACGATGTTCGCAGGGAATTGGAGTCACGCCTGACCGAATTGCTTGGCCACCGCAAAAGCTCATAGCCTAGTCAAGGCGCTGCTCCAACTAATCGGTCAGCAGCGCTATGATGATTCGGGAATAGCGCTGAGAAAAAGCCCAGAGGGTAGGGCCATGTAGGAACCCTATCCCAGCGGCACGGGAGGGAGACCCCCCACCCCCCCTTGCGTGCAGCGGCCCCCTCCACCCCCCTACACACTATTCCACACAAACGATTATATTCGTTTTAAGGAACCCTATTAGGTGGCCACTGCCCCACACTCTTAAATAAAAAGCCCTGCTTACAATCGTCATCATAAGCAGGGCATAGGACATGCGGGAGGGGTCATGTCCGTCAAACTAATTTAGTCTTTATCATATCCCTAAGCATGAGTCTAGATTCAGTCTATAAGAATCTAGACTATCTTAGAATCTAATTAATATATTAATATAGATTCTAAATGAATCTAGATTCTATGAATCTAGATTCTATGAATCTAGATTCTGCATCTTGAAATTATATTTTGGTTTTGTTAGTAGTATGTTCTTCAGCAGGAGGGAATTGTGACGCAAGTAAAGCTGAATGATGCAGAACAGGAGCTTGCAATACGTCTGGCGGCTATGAGACATGCTGTTTGTAGAAAGACAGGGGTTAAAAATTCCAAGATAGGCCCGCAGAGCAATTTCCTCACCGACCTTATTGGGATCGGAGGAGAACTGGCGGTAGCCAAGGCACTCAATGTTTACCCTGATCTGACGATCTTTCCGCGTGTAGGGGGTGCTGATCTGGTAAGCCAGAAGGGAGCAAGGATAGATGTCAAGACAACGGACAATCCTGCGGGGAGGCTGCTGGTCAGGCCGCATAGTGTTGACAATGCGGATATCTATATACTGGTTATTGCGGATTTCCCTGAATTTGATCTGGCCGGGTATGCCACCAAGGAAGAGGTCTTCTCCGAAGACAATGAAGATGACCTTGGGCATGGCACAACTTTTGTTGTTGAACGTGGCAGTCTGAAAAGATGGAGTGCCAGTCTGAACCATATCCCAAATCCTTAAAGGGGGAGTTTATGTCTGCTAACGGTTCTTCGTATGCTCAGGATCAATTCACTGTATTCAATCTAAAGTACATCCCTAGCCCTGATTTCTTCCACCTCTTAGCGGAGCTTAACGGGGGGCTTATGTACTTGGCCTCCCCATACTCCAGCAAGGGTGCCGTGGAGGCTTCTGTGCGCCGCCGCAGGCTGGTTAAGACCATAGAATTTACCCACAGGTTACTGGACAGCGGGTGCTGGGTCTTCAGTCCTATAGTGTATGGGTCTGGGATTGAAGCCAATGGTTTTATGCACGATAACAAATGGTGGTTGCGGAGGGACTTTGAGTTCTTCAAGCGTTGTGATGTTCTGGGTGTCTACTGCCTGAAAGGGTGGGAGAAGAGTCCCGGTGTCAGTAAGGAAATAGACTGGGCATTGGTCACAAACAAGAAGGTTCTGATGCTTAATGAAGAAAGTGAAGACAGGCAATAAGGCAGCAATACCCATAGAGCCGTGCGGATATTGTGGAAGAAGGTTTGAGAATGATTACTGGGTAGTGAACGGGGAAGGGATTTTACTGCATCTCCCGTGCTTTGACCTGTATCGTGAGGAGAAGAAAAAGAAGAGAGACATGGTAGAGGATTTTTTAGATGACACCTAATCAGAAGCAGGCTCTGGACTATATTAGTAAATACTGGGCAGAGAAGGGGTATTCCCCCAGTTATCGGGATATCTCCAGTGTTACCCGTGGTGGTCTGGGCAATGCTCACAAGATTGTCAATGATTTATACCAGCGTGGGTTTATCCATATAGACAGGGGGAAGGCAAGGGCGATATACCCTATGAATGTATGGCATAAATTAAGAGATCGTGATGGAGCGGAAGTCAAGGAGGCGTGGTAGGCCCCGTCCAAGGAACCACCGGAAGAAGCTGGGGCCGAAATCCGCTTGGGCTACAGCAAGAAAGAAGAAGAGGGGGCAGGGGTGATGCCATCAGATATAAATTCTATAGAAATTGGTGGCATTCACTATCCTCATATAACCATACGCTGGAGAGATATTGTCGGGGATGGCGCTATGGTCAGGCTTATAGAAGCCAATAAGCTGGTTTGTCCTGTTATGTATACGGAAGGATATTTGTTTGACTGCTTTGAAGCTAATGGTGAGAAGTATGTCCGAACTTTCTCGACGTGGGCCTACGATGAAGAGGAGAAGGAAGCTACTTTCGGGGACAGGAACTGTTTTCCTGTCTGTGTGCTGACCAAGGAAAGCAGGCGTGATCTGAAGGTTGCCGTTGCTTGGGTGGAGGCCAGTAAGGAGAGCGCCGAGTGAGGAAGCCTTTCGACTTTTATCCTACCCCATTAAGTATTGTGCGGCTAATGGTTGATGAGTACATCAAACGGACGCCGGTTGTACGCCGCTCAACTCCTGTATGGGAGCCTTGTGCAGGAGATGGCCGCATAGCGGAAGCCCTGAAGGCCGCAGGTGTGTGTGATGTTATGGAAACGGATATACAGAAGGGGCAGAACTTCTTTGATTTTGGCCACGCACCTCTGGAGCATGTGGTAACGAACCCGCCGTTCAAGGATATCAGAAAATTTATTGACCATGCTTTTGCCATAGGGGTGAAGCGTATGGCCTTGGTCTGCCCGGAAAGACTGTGGGCTTGCAAGAAAGGTCGTGAGCAGTTCCAGCGTCATAGACCTAATATCTTTGTCAACATGGATTGGCGGGAGGACTATCTCGGAAAGGGCGGTAGCCCTGACAGGGCATTGGCTGTCTCTATCTGGTGGCAACCATGTGCTGATATCTGTTATTTTGATGTGTGGTCAAAGGAAAAGGATAGAATCTAAATGGGGATTAGGCCCAATCGAATTTTTAATGATCCGGGGGAATTTCGTACGGCTGCTAAAAAGCTGGACGAAAAGTTTGCAAAATTGATGAAGAAGAAAAAGTTTAAGAGTTACAGGATAAAAAAAACGGTTAATGGCCGCGAGGGATAGGCGCGTGGTTTAGGGGAAATATTACTTCCCGTTCACCCGGTCACGAAGACCGTTAGCATAATCCCATAAGGCGGAGATGTTTTTTTGTGCTGCGTCTAGTTCGGCACGCAGTTTTACCACCTCTACATAGGTATCGCGTTTTTCTAGGTAGGCACTGAGTGAGTCCACATCTTTTCTAAGAGATGTCACGTTCTCCCTTAGTCGTACAGCCATAACGACGAAAAGAAAAAGGACTATTAGTTGGTCCCAGTATTCTGTAATTAAGTTAACATCCATAATGGCCATAGAGAATAAAAGTTGAACAGTTAATGTTGACGGTATTTTGTCAATAGACTAGTGTGATATCGTCTTAGAGTACTAGCGACTTGGCGGTGGCACTCTAAGATCGGTGCCGGGGATACCGTTACCCGTGCATATTCCCCCCTTTTGATTAGGAGAAAAGGACGCAAAAGCGTCCTTTTCTTTTGAGGCTATGGTAGATCAGGAATTACAGACCTACTTGAATAAAATTGATCTCCTCCCTTTTGAAGAGCAGAAATCAATTCTGTCTTTGCTTAACAAGCTGGACGGACTAACAGAGCGTGAGGAGATATCACAACGGTTTCTCAAATTCGTCAAGAAGGTATGGCCAGCTTTTATTGAGGGCAGTCACCACTCGATTATGGCCGACGCTTTTGAGCGTGTCGTTAGTGGTAAGCTCAAGCGCTTAATAGTTAATATGCCACCGAGGCATACCAAGTCTGAGTTTGCAAGTTACCTGCTTCCTGCTTGGTTTCTTGGAAGATACCCTGAGAAGAAGGTTATTCAGACTGCCCATACAGCAGAACTTGCAGTGGGATTCGGTAGGAAAGTCAGGAACTTAGTAGGGGATGAGGATTTTCAGGCAGCGTTCCCCGGAGTAAGGTTAAGACAGGACTCCAAAGCTGCTGGCAGATGGAACACGAACGCCGAAGGCGAGTACTTCGCTATCGGTGTCGGTGGGGCAGTGACAGGCAAGGGCGCGGACCTTCTAATCATAGATGATCCACATAGCGAACAAGAGGCCCGCTCGCCGGATGGCTCTGTCTTTGACCCTGTTTATGAATGGTATACTTCCGGGCCACGACAAAGGCTGCAACCCGGAGGTGCGATAGTTATTGTGATGACGCGCTGGCACCAGCGTGATCTTGCGGGACAGATTTTAAAAGCCTCCCAGCAAAGGGAGGGGAGTGATGAGTGGGAAGTGATACAGCTTCCTGCTATATTGCCATCCGGTAAATCTTTGTGGCCTGAATACTGGCCGGAAGAAGAACTGGGAAAATTAAAAGCGGAACTTCCTGCTGCCAAATGGTCAGCGCAGTATCAGCAAGATCCGACTGCGGAAGAACAGGCGTTAATCAAGAGAGACTGGTGGCGAAAGTGGGAAGAGGACAAGCCGCCGCCATGTGAGTTTATTATACAGTCTTGGGACACGGCGTTTCTGAAAACACAGCGGTCGGATTTTTCTGCCTGT